TGAAGATCAGGTAGAACTAGGAGTTCGTGATCGTTCAAAGGAAATGGAGGTTGAGGTTGACATTGAGGAAGAGAATCCCGACTTCGAAGGCTTCGAGGAAATGGATGACGGTTCTATTATGTTTGGTGCTCCCACACCACCTATGGAAGATACCAACTTCTACTCTAACTTAGCTGAAGAACTAGACTCATCTAAACTTAACAGCGTTGTCAATGATCTTATGAACAACATTGATTCTGATAAAGAATCAAGATCTGATTGGGAAAAGACTTACAAAGAAGGACTTGAATACTTAGGTATGAAGTACGAGGAAAGGTCGCAACCATTCGAGGGTGCTTCTGGAGTTATGCACCCGCTTTTAGCTGAATCCGTTACCCAGTTCCAAGCACAAGCTTACAATGAGTTACTCCCATCTCAAGGGCCTGTGAAGACTCAGGTTATTGGTATGGCTAATGCTGAAATAGAGCAACAAGCTTCAAGAGTTCAAGAGTTCATGAACTATCAGCTTATGCAGGTTATGAAAGAGTATGATCCTGAAACAGATCAAATGCTTTTTTATCTACCCCTATCAGGTTCTGCGTTTAGAAAGGTTTACTACGATCAGAATTTAGGCAGAGCTGTATCAAAGTTTATACCTAGTGAAGATTTAATCGTACCTTACGCTGCTACTGACTTACATAGTGCTACAAGAATTACGCATGTTATTGATATGTCAATCAATGACATTAAGAAACTACAACAAGTGGGCTTTTACCGTGACGTAGATATATCTACAGGCAGTCTATTAGCTGATGATGTCGATGATGTTCAGTCAGAAATAGATGAGCTTCAAGGCGTTAGCCCTAGTTACGATGATGATGATACATGCAGAGTGCATGAAGTTCATACTGAACTAGACTTAGAGGGTTACGAAGACCTTGACTCTGAAGGCGAAGAAACAGGCATAAAACTACCTTATATCATTACTATAGCTAATGATAAAGTCCTATCTATACGTAGGAACTACAAGGAAACAGATCAATTAAAGCAACGTATTAACTACTTTGTTCACTATAAATTCTTACCAGGTCTAGGATTCTACGGCTTTGGTTTGACTCACATGATAGGTGGCTTGTCTAAAGCATCGACTTCGATACTAAGACAGCTAATTGATTCAGGTACTCTATCAAACTTACCTGCTGGATTTAAAGCCCGTGGCATTCGTATCCGTAATGATGATCAGCCGTTACAACCTGGCGAGTTTAGAGACATGGATGCACCAGGCGGAAGTTTGCGAGATGCCTTTGTGCCATTACCTTTTAAGGAACCAAGCCAAACCCTACTCTCTCTCCTGGGTATCTTGGTCGATAGCGGAAGGCGTTTCGCTTCTATAGCTGATACACAAGTTGGAGACGGTAATCAAAACGCTCCTGTTGGAACAACCATTGCTTTATTAGAACGTGGTACTAGAGTGATGAGTGCGATTCACAAAAGATTGCACGCATCTCAAAGGATTGAGTTTGAAATACTAGCTTCTGTCTTTAGTGAATACTTACCACCAGACTATCCTTACTTTACAGCTAACGGCAACCAACTTATTAAAGCTCAAGACTTTGATGACAGGGTAGACGTATTACCAGTATCAGATCCTAATACTTTCTCTATGAGTCAAAGAGTTATGATGGCTCAAGAAATATTGAGAACCGTACAAAGCAATCCTGAGATACACGGCCCAACAGGTATGCATGAGGCTTACAGAAGAATGTACGGTGCTATGGGTGTGCAGAATATTGAACAGCTTTTACCACCGCCACCACAACCTATGCCTATGGATCCTGCTAATGAAAATGCATCTTTGATAGCAGGTATGCCTGCTCAAGCATTTATGGGACAAGATCACGATGCACACATTAACTCGCACATGTCTTTATACGGAACCATGACAGCACAAGCTAATCCTGTGGTGTTGTCTTTGATTCAAGCACATATTTATCAGCACGTATCCTTTAGAGCTGCTGAGATAGTAGATCAACAAAATGCACAGAACCAAGAGTTCCAGCAAATGCTACAACAAATACAACAATTACCGCCTGAAGTTGGTCAAGGGTATCAACAACAAATACAAGAGAAGGTGGCTAAAGATGTTGCTGCTGTGGTATCGCAACTTACTGAGCAAATCAATGCTATGTTTATGCCACCACCACCACCAACAGATCCTTTGGTAGAACTAAGGGGTAAAGAACTAGATATTAAAGCTGATGATGTGCAACGTAAACGTGAAGAATTTGCACAAAGACAAGAGTTTGATGCTATGAAAGCTATGGAAAATAATAAACTTGCAGAACAAAGATTGGCAATTCAAAGAGAAATAGCTACAATGAAAGACGACATAGCAAAAGAGCGTATAGATCAAGCCGCACAATTTAAAGCTATGGATATAATGCGAGGATAATTATGAGTTCAGTTAGACAAAAAATGCAACAGGTTCACAAGGAACAACTTAAAAAAGAAGAGGAAATACTAAATGGTAATCAGCCGATCATCAATGAAGATGCAAATAACGAAACCGAAGTCAAAGAGGTTAAAAAAGAAAAAGTCAAAAAAACTGCGACCAAAGTTAAAAAGAAAGTTGAGAAGGTAACTAAGTCAGCTCCTAAGAAAAGAGGCAGACCTAAGAAATCTAATACTAAAAAATAATATAGGAATAACTATGACAAAAGTAAAATCAAGCGTAACCATTAAAGATCAAGGGACAGTTAATTACTCTGATCCTAAGAAGATACCTAACGGTTCTGCACCACAACCACAAGGTTATGGTGGCGGTGAATCAAGAGGTGGCGGTGCTGCACTTAGAGGCACTAAGTTTAAAGGCATTTCTTAATGGCAAGATCTACACTAATTCAAGGCGGACCAGCTTTCTTCACTCCTGAGGGGTATGTACCTCCTGTGCAACCTGAACAAGCTTTCATGCCTACAGATGTTATGCGTGATCCGATAGCAGATATGTTTGCTGCTCAACCACCATTAACTAGAGGGCCTAGCTTACCCAAACCTCCGATACCTCCTAAAGAAGATCAAATATTTATAGACGACATGCCTCCTATGAGAGAAGAACCTCCAATGGATTTTCCTCAGCCTGCGATAGATCCTGCTCAGCCTGCGAGAGAGCCTGATGATTTTAAAGTTGGTACTTTAGGTGGAGCAGGATACGGTAGATTTCCACTTGGCACTGCTGGTCCAGAATTTATTTATGATGATGACGGAAATCCAATTATGGAGCCAAAACCAGGATTAGGTAATTTTAATTTTTTAGATTCTTATAAAAATCAAATGCCAAAACGAGATGATTTCATGTCTATAGAAAGAATAGCTGAGCCAAGAGATGAGTTCATACCTAGTATGCCAAATGAAAACCCTATTCCGTTTGTACCACCTCTTCCTATACAAGACCCAGCAGATTATACTGCATACACAGCTACTCCATCAATAGGTAGTATAAGAGATATACCAATATCAGAGGGTGATCCACTTAATCTAATTTTAAACCCAGTTTTAAAACAACCACAACCAATAGGTGTACCTAGTTTAATGGATCCAAGACAACCAATGCCAAATCTTGCAACAGGGATTATAGACCCTGTAAGTCAACCAATACAGCAGTTGCCACAAGGTCCTCAACCAATACCTCAAGTGCCATTACCAGTTATGCCACCCATGAGAGAAGTTCCACCAGAAGACTTTGGCTTTGGACCAGGCATAAGACGTTCAGAAGATTTTTTTAGAGAAGAAGATTTAGTTATGCCACCAATGGCACCACCTAAACCTTTAGGAGAGGATGTTCCGCCCATGCCTATAGAAAATATGATTATGGCTAATGATCCTGCAATAATGCCAATGCCATCAAAAATGCCAATGTTACCTGAGCCTATGCCTATGCCTATGTCTATGAGACCTAGAATGCCTATGCCTGGACCAATAGCAACGCCTATGCCCATGGCACCAACAAATTTACAATTACCACAAATAGAAACACAAATGCCAATGATGTCTTTAGACAGAGGAATAGGATCGTTTAAGACACTTGTATAGTTAAAATTAGGAGAGAGCTAATTGGATGGTATTAAAATAGCAGAGTATTTTTTTAAGACTTTGCGAGAAAGAGAAAGAAATGCTGTTGACATTATTGCTGGTGGCAATATAAAATCAATGGAAGATTACAAATATGTTATGGGAGAGTTATCGGCGATTCGCTCCTTACAACAAGATTTAAAAGAAACGCTGCAAATGGATGACATCGATGGTTGAGAAAGTCGCAGAAAAAACACAATTTGAAAAACATAAAGAACAAATTGCAAAAGAGAAAGTAGAAGAGTCTTCAGAACTAGATAAAGCTTTCGTAAATTCACAAGAAAGGGTATTAGATCCTAAACTATTAGATAAATCACTACTTGACAGAATGCCTGATCCTGTTGGATGGCGGATACTTGTATTGCCATACAGAGGTAAAGGTCAAACTGACGGAGGTATTCAGCTAGTTAAAGAAACTGTAGATCGAGAAGCTCTTGCTACAGTAATATGCTACGTTTTAAAGGTAGGCCCTTTAGCTTATAAAGATAATAAATTTGGTCAGTCAGATAGAACTAATCATTCTTGGTGTAAAAAAGGAGATTGGATTTTAATTGGCAGATACGCAGGAACTCGTTTTAGACTAGAAGATGAAAACGAGGTTCGTATTATTAACGATGATGAAGTGATTGCGACAATCCTTGATCCAGATGACATTAAATCTTTATAGGAGTAAAGAATGAGCGAAGAAGCACAGAACATAGATGTTGAAATAACAGAAGAAAAAATAGAAAAAGCAGCCCTTCCTGAAAATAGAAGAGTTGAAGAAGAAGTACAAGACACTGCTGTAGAAGTAGAGGTTAGTCAAGAGGTAGCACCTGTATCTGAAGATGAAATACAAGAAGACTTTGAGGCATCTCCTAAAGTTGAAGAAAAAGCTAAAGATCAATCAGACGTAGAGAAAAGAGCAACTCTTGCACAAAACAGAATTAACAAAGCTGTAGCACAAGCTAAAGAGTTTCAAAGAAGAGAGCTGATGGCTGTTCAATATGCTAATGAACTTAAAGAGCAAAACAGTCAGTTGAGACAATCTCAGAAAAACTTTCAATCTAGTTACGGTGACGAGTTTTCAAACAGAGTAGAATCTCAATTAGCCTTATCAAAACAAGCATTAAAACAAGCTACTGAGGCTGGAGATGCTGAAGGTATAGCAACTGCAACCGAAGCATTAAGCATGGCTACTGCTGATAAAGCTAGACATGAGCAATACAAACAGCAACAAAAACAATACGATGCTCAAGAACAAGCATATATAGAGCAAGCTCAACAACAACAAGTTTATCAACAAAATCAACCTGTTGAAGAGCAGTACAATGAACCATCAGACAAAGCTAGAGATTGGGCAAATAAAAATACTTGGTTTGGAAAAGATCAAGTTGCAACAAGTGTTGCCTTTGCTGTGCACAAGCAATTAGAAAATGAAGGCTTTGACACTGAGAGTGATGCATACTATAGTGAGATAGATAAACGAGTGCGACAAGAGTTGCCTCAAAGATTTAACGTGGAAGCGAACAATAAACCCGTCCAAACGGTCGCTTCAGCCACACGCAACACATCGACTGGACGCAAACAAAATCGTATCGAGTTGACACCGAGCGAACAGCAACTAGCTAAAAAGCTTGGAGTGTCATTTAAAGATTACGCAATACAAAAAGCGAGGTTACAAAAATCATGAGCAAAGACATAGATAATAAAACTGAAGATAACAGAGCTACTAGAAACTCTGACACTAGAGAGACAAAAGCCAGACCTAAAGTTTGGAAGATGCCTTCAGCGTTAGAACTACCCGAGGAAGCTGTAAGTTTAGCTGAATCACAAGGTATTACTTATCGTTGGATCAGAGAATCTGTACTAGGCCAAGATGACAAAACGAATGTCTCAAAAAGATTTCGTGAAGGATTCGAGGTTGTTAGACCAGAAGAATTACCTGGTTTTCATGATTTACCTACGGTCGATGACGGTCGTCACGCAGGAGTAATTGGAGTTGGTGGGTTGATACTGTGCAAAATAGATAAAGAAATCGCAGATCAAAGAAATGAATTTTTTGAACAACAAACCAATAATCAAATGTCTGCTGTCGAGAATGACCTAATGCGTGAAGAGAATCCTGCGATGCCAATCTCAAGAGAGATTAAATCAAAGGTGACTTTTGGTGGAGGAAACAGAGGGTAACTCTGTAACTCTATATATAAATTTAATTATAGGAAACATAAAAAATGGCAAATCAAGATGCTTCATTTGGAATGAAACCCGTAAGAATGATGGGTGGTTCACCGTACTCTGGTGGACAAAGCCGTTATAGAATTGCTGCTAACTATGGTACCAGTATCTTCCAAGGAGATATGGTAATGCAGGTTACTGGAGGCGGTGTAGAAATACATGCTGACGGTGGAACTGTACCGATTGTTGGCGTATTCAATGGCTGTAAATACACTGATCCTACTTCGGGTGAACAAGTATTTAGTAATTATTACCCTGCAAGCACTAACGCTTCAGACATAATTGCTTTTATAGTCGATGATCCTAACGTGGTCTTCGAAGTTCAAGCAGACGACACTTTCCCAGTGGCTGATCTGTTTGGTAATTTTGACATCGTTTATACAAACTCAGGTAGTACCTTAAGTGGTATTTCAGGAGCAGAGTTAGATGTCACAACAGGTGCTACAACAGCAGGTTTACCGATCAAGGCGATTGATATTTCAGAAGATCCTGAAAATTCAGACGTTGCTTCGGCAAACACTAATGTTTTAGTTGTTATTCAAAATCATATCTGCGGCCAAAAGGGTGCAGGTCTAGCTTAATAAGGAGTATAAATTATGGCTATTTCAAGATCGCAATTAGCGAAAGAATTAGAACCTGGTTTGAATGCCTTATTTGGCATGGAATACAACAGGTACGAACAACAACATGCAGAAATATTTGAGACAGAATCCTCAGATAGAGCATTTGAAGAAGAAACCCTTATCGTTGGTTTCGGTAACGCTAAAGTAAAAACAGAAGGGCAAGGAGTCGAATTTGACAATGCTACTGAAGGTTTTACTGCTAGGTATTCACATGAAACCATAGCGTTAGCATTTGCACTAACTGAAGAGGCTATCGAAGATAACCTGTATGACAGATTGGGAGCTCGATACACAAAAGCTCTAGCAAGATCCATGGCACATACAAAGCAAGTGAAAGCTGCTTCTGTGCTTAACAACGCATTCTCATCAAGTTTTAC